GGATTTGTGCAACAGCGCCAAGGAGAAGTATACGGTTTTTGTTGGCGAGGATATGCCAAAGCTTGATGGTATTGCGGTTAAGGATGAATTTCAGCTGGGGAGATTTCTTTATAAGATTGGTTTATTAAGCGGTCAGCATGCTAACAAGTTTAAGAAGTGGATTCACTATAACGAGCAGCCTGATTTTTTTGATTCTATGGATAATAAAAATGGACAAGTGAAGTGGCATGTTCACCCAAGTTATCGAGCTTATTTGAGAATTAATGGCTATGATTAAATTTCTTGAGTCGTTTACGCTTAAGGATTAACAAAATAGGGCCATGGGTTGAGCTGAATGTAATGAAGCCTAATGTTTACCTTGTTGGCTTCTCGGTTTTTTTGTGTCCGCTTTGCGGACGAATATTTTGGGTACCGGTTCCGCCCGGCGTAACGGGTCCATTTCTTTTGCTCCGCCAAAAGAAATAGACGAAAGAAAAGGCGGCCCTGGGTGCTTCGAAACCCCGGTCAAAACAACGCGCCTCAGGCGCGGCCGAACTCGCACCGCTGTAACGCGGCGCGCATTTTGGCACCGGATTGCACTTAATTTGGCACTACGCTCTGAGCGCATTTTGCAGCAGTTTTGGCACGAAAACAGCCCCGGAATCCGGGGCTGTTTCGCTATCTGCCGTCCTACGCTTCAGAGAGCTGTCGCCGACTGAATGCCGGCTCCCAGGACGCCACGGCTGTCGGCTGAGGTCGGGCCGTTACGATGCCGGCGTCCAGCTCAGCCAGTACCCGGCCAAACAGCGCTAACCCTATCGGGGCCAACTCTCGTCGCCACAGCGACCTGGCATCATCATCGGGCCGGATGTGGCACCATTCCTGCGCCGCAATCGGCCCCGTATCCGCGCCGTCGTCCATCCAGTAGACCGTTCCGCCAGTGACCGCCTCTCGCATGTGCAGCGCCCAACGGATCGCGTCACGCCCACGGTGCCGGGGCAACAGCGACGGATGATAGCCCAGCGCGCCATAACGGGCTGCAGCACGGGCGCTGGCATCGATGAACACATGCGCATGGGCAGCCAGGATGATGTCTGTCCCTGCCGGGATATCCGCCTCGCTGACCTTGCGGCCGCAGGTGATGACGGGGACGCCGCTATCTTCTGCCGCCGCCTGTAGGCGGTCGCTGGTGGGGGCGATGACGGCAACGACGATATCGCCCCGGCGCTGCGCCAGGCGCAGCAGCTCGCATGCCAGCCATTGCTGGCCGACGATCACGATGCGCATGGCGTGTCCTCCACCAGATAGCGGAAACCCTGAACCGCGCGCAGGTGGCCGCCATAGCCGGAGCCGCTCTCAGAAATCCCTTTAGCCTGCGCGCTTTGGCGCATTGAGTCCCGACATCGCATTTTGTGTTCGCCAAATAGCCTCGCGCTAACCTGTGTCCAGCGACGGTCCCGCCGCAGTGCTTCAGCTAGTCCTGAGTGGCTAGTATGGAACAGCGTCGGCAGCGGCTTGTTGTAGCGGTTCTCACCACGCCGCCAGGCGTCGCAGATGGCGTTGAGGAACCGCATGCCGACGCCGGCTCCTTGCCACTCGGGCATGACGACGAGGCGGCAGGCGCGCGCTTCGACCAGACCGGGCCGGGTACTGACTGCCAGGTGTGCGACCGGCTCACCGTTGATGGTGCCAACGTAGCAGGTCGCCGCGATCATGTGCGGCAGCTTCAGATAGTGATGCGGCTCAAACACTGGCCAGTAACGCCAATCTGTTTGGTGAATTTCGAGCTCCATAGCTGGCCGTCGCCGAAGACACCCCCGTTCAAACTGGCCGGTCGCCGTGTCGAATACCCAATCAGGCTGCAGCCAGTCCAGGATGTCGTAATGGCAGGACAGCAGCACCACCTTGCCGCCAGTCCGCCGCCAGGCTTTTGCGAACGCGCCAGCGCCGATTCGGGCAATCTGGCGGTCAACTACGGACGAAAACTCGTCCACCACTGCCAGCGGCGGTGCCTCGCAGACCAGGCGGGCCAGCGTGGCGCGGAACTGCTCCCCGTTCGACAGCACATTGAATGGCCGCAACCAGGCTGGCACGCTGCCGAGTCCCACAGCCGAAAGCGCGGCCGTCACATCGGCGAACTCGCCTCCCGGCGCGATAGCGTCAACGATAGGTAGGCTGGTCGGCCACTTCGGTTTATACAGCTGGCCGATCTGCGCGCCGATGCTGGTTTTGCCGCTGCCGGACGGCCCGACGATGACGCCGATTTGCCAGTCGTCGCTGTCTATTGGCAGCTCGGCCTCCAGTTTGAAATTGGCACCGCTATCGACGTTGAACAGCGATTTGACGCGCTCGGCGCGATAGGTGTCGAAATCGGAGCAGCGGTGGCTGACGTGGATTTTCATACGGACACCACCTTCAGCTTGTAGCCGTCAGCCTTGAGCCGGGCGTAAATCTCGGCTTGGTCAGCCTCATCTTTGCAGATGATGATGACCCCGAATTGGGGGCGGTATTTGAACCCATTGCGTCCTAATGGCTTAGCCATGGTGGCCTTCTTTGTTAGACGCTCCAGGGCGTTCAGATGGGAGGCTCTCGGCCTTCAGGTGGTTCAGTGTCCGGCAGCGCGGGCACTTGATAGTCAGTTCAATGTAGCGGCCAGAGGCCAGTTTGCGGCCGCATTGGCCACAGCGTATATCGGTGTTAAACATCTGCAAGGTGACAATTATTCCGCTAGACTTGCCGGACTTTCAGCGCTGAAAGTGGCAGCCTTGGGTTGGCTTGCAGGCTATGACTGCGGGTCAGCTGGCTGGTCAAGTGCTCCAACACTCGACCAGCCGCTGTCTCTTGAATTGTTTTGCTTAGCTTGGCAGCACTGGCCACTTGATCTTGCCTGGATAGCCTTGCTGCTGCGTCACGCGGGACAGCTCCACGCGGTAGCGGCGTAACGCTGTCAGCCTCCCAGCTTCTTCCGGTGTAGCCATCCCGAGGTCGGCCGCATCTTGCAGCGGCACAATAGCGGCATCCGCAAATGCGCGGCGAGTGGCAATCTCGTTTTCGGCTGCGGCTGTCAGCGCAGCGAGTTGCGCCGCCTCATTGACCATCCAGCCCTTGCCATCCCATACGCCAAACTGCGGCGGCTCCAGCTCCGTCGCCCCCAGGCTATCCGCTGTGTCGCCAAGTTGCGCCACAACCGGTTGCGCGGAGGCTTTCTTCCACAGCGCCAACCCACGCAAGTCTGGCAGCAGCTGCCACTTGCACTTGCTGCCTGGCATATCGTAGCTGGGGACCGTACCATCTGCTGCACGGAATGACGCCGCCTGGCGCTGGCCAGCTGCAGGTGGCGGGGTTTCTGCTGCCCAGGCTGGAATCAGATATACCTCTGCCGTGTCCAGCGGCGATCGCTGCGCGATTGTTTCCCCGGTGTATTCGCCGGTTTGCGGGTGGTATCCATAGACAGTTTTGTTTTGCATGGTGGGCTCCTCAGAACTTGATGCACGCCAGTAATGCGAAGTTTCGAGGACGCGTCTCCGATGCGACACGAGGTCCTCCCGACAAACCCGAAACCGTACCGTCCGTTGCGTCAATCGCCGCTTGCACCGCCGAGTTAACCCCGGTGCTAGGGAATGTGATTCCGCCGCCACCCGTCGTCCATATTTGCTGAACGTTGTGACGGTGACCCTGGAACGCGTCCATCTGCTCAACGCCGAATGTACGGCTCGGATCAATGCCTTTACCCTGGTCCCAGCCCCGCAGGAATTGACCGCGCAGGTCTGGAAGATTGAACGTATTTGAACCGTCGCCAGGTCCATACAACGTTCCGATTACTGCGAAAAGCGCTGAATATACAGAGCGACTGACAGCTGCTCCGTTGCAAAATAACCAGCCATTGGGCGGCGTAGCCATCGCAAAATACGCGACCAATCCCGACGGCGCGGCTGTTGAAATTGCCGTGGATGTCGACGCCGATACTGCCGCTGTTAGCTGCGCCGTCGTCGCTGCATCAGTAATGCCATAGCCCGACAATGTAGTTGGCCTGCCGCTGGCGACCTTGCTCCAATCATGCGCCGGCACATCGTTTCCGCTCATTTGCCGGGCAGCAGTCACGCGGCCACGGTCGTCAACCGTGACAATGCCGTAGGTTCCAGCTGCGACACCGCTGCGGCCTGCATCCGCCATGGACACCCATAGTGTCCAATTCCCGTCATTCACCCGCATGCGCGTCATCCGCGACCCATCAGTGCCATAGGCACACTGAGTAACCCAGGACGATTGGCTTGTTCCCGTTGGCGGGATGTTGATTTGATTCGCGATCGTCAGAACAACACCGTAATCGCTGGGTGAATTTTTCGTTGTCTTCCTGTCGTATGGCACGGTCCCGGACATGCTGATGCTGTTCAGATCGGCGGGCAGGTCAACATTGATGCCTAGCGCGTATTGCAGGGCCGCAGCGAGTTGCGAAGACGTCGCGCCGTCGGTAATGCCATAGCCTGCCAGCGTGGTCGGCCGAGTGGACCCGCCCCAGGCGATGCGCCGCACCGCATCCAGTACCTGGGTGTTCTTGCCAGCATCCGGGCTGATTCCCAACGAAGCCAGCACGCTGGCGAGCTCGGCCTGGACCGATTGAATGCTGCCTTGCACCGCATTGAGCCAATTCGCGGTAACTATGGTGCCGAGTGCTCCAGTGCTCGGATTGCCGTCTTGGAACAGCTTGTCGGCGGTATTGATGGGCGGCATGACATCTCGCATGGTGCCTCCTATTGGTAAGCGAAATAGACGAAGGTGTGGGCTGGCTTGAGGTTGTTGAATACGGCCTCGATAACCGGGTCGCCGAAGGTGAGCAGCCGCTCCCCAGCGGCGGACTGTCCGGCCAGAAATCGGAAGCTGCTGGAGCCGGCGCTGCCCTGGACCACGACTTGCCAGACCCAGATGATGTCGGCCGTCCATACCGTATCGCCTGCGCGGTTCGTGCCGGCTCGGAATGGCTGCGGTTCGTTGATATCAATCTGCGCCCCCATGCTTGCGGCCAGCCGGATGAAGTACGGGATAGACAGGCCGCCGGTCTCCGTCAGCTTGGCCAACACCAGTTGCAGGCGTTGCTGGTACGGCGCGTCGGCTGGCGGCGTGATGCCGCAGACACGCTCCCAGTCGGCCAGCATCTCGCCAGCCGCGAACGGGGTGATGCCGCCGCCCGCGCGGCCCAGGCTGGGCATGGTGTCGTCCAGGGCGCGGCCCTCGGCCGCCAGTTCGACCCGCAGCGCGGGGCCGTGGGCGTAGCTGACTGGCGGCAGCAGCATGGCCAGCAGCGATTCATGGCGCATCACATGGGCCTCACATTCAGCACGCCCAGGCGCAGCCATTCGACGGCCGAGGCGTCGGCCTTTGGTACGACATTGGCCGTTGGCGTCACGATCTGGCGGTCGGCGACGCCGGCAACGGCCGAAGCCAACAACTCGATTCGGCTGCGCACTGCTGTCTCTCCAGGAGCCAGCGTGGCGAAATAGCTGTTGACCGCGCTCTTGATCTGCTCGGCCGCGATGGCCAGGGTGGTATTGGACAACAGCACGCGGATATCGAGGTCTACCAGGCGCGGTGTCGGGGCGAACGCCAGGCAGTTGCGGGCGGTGACCGGCCGCATGTCGTCGATATGCTGCTGCACGGCGGCCAGCACTTGGTTGGACGGCACGCCGCCGGCTGTGGTGACCGCGACGTCGACCGTCCCGAGGCCGCGCCGCAGCGGGTAGACATAGGCGGCGGTAACGCCGTCCACTTCCATCGCCCAGCGGTGGTAGTCGTAGCGGTTGCCGCCGGCCGGCGGGCGGCGGATCAGCTCCAGCAGTCGCGCCAGTAACTCGCTATCCGACTCGGCGTCCGTGCCGGCCGACATATCGACCACCGACGCCTGGCTAGCGATGCCGGGCGGGGCCGACGCCAATTCGACGACGGTGCCTGCAGCGATGTTGCCGGCCAGGCCTGGCGCGGCGGCATTGACCGCGACGATGGCCGCGCCGCTGGCGTCAAGCATTGCGCCTTGAGTGGTGGTGTAGCTCTGTCCGGCGGCTTTCGCCGTCAGGCCGGCCGGAGCCGTCGCGCCAGGCGAGCCCTGCAGGCGGATCTGGCCGGAGGCAGCCACCGGGTTCTTGCGCGACAAGCCGCGCACGCGGGCGTGCAGCTCCAGGTAGTCGCGGTCGGCGGTGTCGGGGAAGATCTGCCGGGCTAGCCATGCCTGGTGCTGGTACAACCCCTCGACTGCGCTGGCGACCGAGGTTGCGCGGACGAACCAATCGCTGTCGGAAGAGATGTCGACGTCGGGCCGCTGGTTGCGCAGATCGCGCAGCAGCGCGTCGCGGACGGACTGCATGTCCAGGGTGGTGAACGGCATCAGGCAACCCTCACCGGCAGGTTGAACAGCTGGGGGCCGCTCTGGTTTTCTACCGTGATCTGCAGGTGGAGCCAGCCTGGCGCTTGGCGATGGGTAGAAACGTCGACCCGGTTGGCGCGGCCGTCAGCCAGTAGCGGCTGCAGCGCCTGTTCGCTGTACTGGCGGGCGAGCATGTCGACACGGCCGGTGTCTTTTTCGCGCTGCAGCTCATGCAGGCGCGAACCCAGCGAGGGGTCGGCCCACCAACTGCCCAGCGGCGTCATCAGCCGCAGATACACGGCGTTAGCGAGGGTGTCGGTGGCAGTGCCGGTGTAGTCACCGGATGCGGGGTCGATGAAAGCGTCCATGCGACACATTGTGCAGTCGTGAGGCGCACTTCATTGCACAGAAGGGCTTCAGTATGATATGTGTCTAAACTTCAATATCAGCAATATTTCTATAGCGCTGCAGGGGGATTTTATGGCAAAGCCCGTGTATCTAGATAGCGAGTTTGATTTCAGAACCAAGTCAGATGCCTATGGTTTCTTTAAAGATATATTGAACAGTTATGATGACGGTGACTTCGTTTCTGTCGAACATCATCGTCTTGCTCTTATTGCCTTGCTATCTAACCATCCAGATGCTGTCCAGAAAATTGGAGTCGGCGTGAGAGAGTTTGAAAGGAACCGTGCGCCAGATCACAGAACTTCTTGTTTTTACGTCATAAGAACGGACAATTCAAAGACGGATTTCTCTTATAGAACTGCTGTGGACGGAGCGGCAGCTACTCAACAGGTAAGTTTGCGCAATGCATGTCATAGTGCAATTGAGGATAAGATTAATGCGATGAGGAGAGCATTCCTGGCTGGGCCAAACCCTTGCAGCCAAATTTCAGGAACTCGCTTATACCCTGAAAGTTGCCATGTGCTGCATAAAAATCCAACATTTGGCATGTTAATTTCTGCATTTAGAGTTCGCATGGGGTGGACTGATCAGATTCCTGAAGGAGTGTTCACGGACAGCGCAGATCTTCAATCGAAAACGCAGTTTGTTGATCGCCAACATGCGATAGAATTCAATGAGCTGCACGATAAGATGGCCAACGTACTCATGGTCACTGCGGAAGAAAGTCGAGTTTGTTGGCGGGGCTAGGCTTTAATCTAAGTAGCTTAATGGGTGCCCAAATTATATTGGCACGCCCGTTGTACCACCAGAATCCCCCGGATGCTTGTGATGCACCAAGCTCTTCCCGCTGGCCACCACATCCTCGGTCGCCACCAGTTTGCCCGTCACCGCCGCGCCGGAGCCGCCCTGGATCGCCATGCCGCCGTTGCCGTTGATCTGCCCCTGGGCGGTTAGTACCGCGCTGGCGGTCAGGGTCGGCGTATTGAAGCTGGCCTGTTCGCTGGCGTTGACTTCCCATTGCTTGCAGTTGACCCGGAAAACGTCGCAGTCGGTCTCTATCACGCGGCCCCGCTTCAGCACGATCTTGGCCCCTTCGTCGGTGTAGAGCGCCACCTCGCCGGGCTTGAGCGCTTGCAGGCGGTAGTTGCCATGCTCGGTGGCGATGATGATGCCGTGGCTGGTGCGGCCGCCCATCGGCAGCACCACGGCCATGGTGCCGGGCGGCGGGTTGGAGGTGTAGCCGTAATGCTGGAACAGCTCGTTGTCCTGCAGCTGCTCGCCGGCCAGCGCGTTGGCCTGGACCAGTTGCACGGAGCCGGCGCTGTTCACCCGTGTCAGCACGCTGCGGAATGCCTGGCGCACGCCTGACAGGGCGCGGCTGATGCGTTTGTCGATATCGTTGATCATTGGCTGACGTCCACCGCTTCCAGGCCGGCCGAGGCGTTTTTGCCGCGTCGGTGCTTGCGCTTGTGCGGGTGGGCGTCCAGCACCCACACCTTGTCTTCCTTCAGCGTCAGCCGAGTGATGGTGCCGGTGGCACGGCCGCCTTGGATGGTGCGCGCCATCAGGAAGAACGTCGCGTCGATGCCCAGTGGTTCGCAGAGGACGTGGATGCGCTGCCCCGGTTGCCACAGCTGGCCGCCGCTGGTGCGGTGCCCCGCGACCTCGGCCACTAGGGTCAGCCCCTTCAGCCGCCCGTCTGACAGTATCTTCCTGGCCCTGGCCCGCGCCGACTCGGCGCTTTCGGCGTCATGGTCGACCTTTACCTTGGGCCGGTAGATGGACATGGCAGTGTCTCGCACCGTGCTCTTGATCGCGTGGCGGCCATTCTCAACCGATGTGCCGTGAGACTGGCCGAGGACCGTGATGTCGGAATAGCGCTCGGCCATGCTGCGGCTGCGCCGCAGGCTCAGCACATTGTTGCCCTTGCCGTTGCGCCGCATCACCAGCGAGGCGACCGGCGGCGCGGTGTAGTCGGGGCCGCCAATCACCAGGGTGCCGTCCGGTTCGAACCAAGGCCACAGGCCGTTGGCCTCGGCGGCATGCACCAGGGTGTCCCAGGCGGTGTCGCCGGGCTCGACGTTGACCTTCTCCGCCGTGCCGGCGCTATCGGCGTCGATACGGATCTTGCGCACGCCCAGCACCAGCGCCACGCTGGCCACCACCTCGGCCAGCGTTGCCATCTTGGCTGTGAATATGGGGGCCGAGCAGTCCACCAGCACCGCCGCGCCATCGCGGCCGCGCAGGGTCAATGAGTGACCGTCCTTGTGGATGTGGTCGTCGATGTCGTCAATGCGGCCGCTCAGCACCGTGTCGTTCCCGATACGCACCATGACTTCAACGCCAGGTGCGACCATGGCCGGGATCTTGCCGTCGGCCAGGCCGAGGGACACGCTCCAGGCATCGGCCGGGATCAGCAGGTCCGAATCAATCTCGTAGCTGCTCCAGTTGCGGTGCACGTGGCCGCCGATCATCAAATTGACGGCGTTATCGGGCGTAGGCATGCAGGGCGTCTCCTGTGGCGATGGCGTTCGGGTTGCGCAACTGCGGGTTGAGGCGGGCCAGCTCCTGGGCGCGGGTGTAGTCGCCGTACCAACGGAACGCGACCAGGTGCAGATTGCCAGGCGCTTCAACCACCCGCGTCTGCAACGGCGGCCGCGCCGCGATCACCACCTCGGCCGCCTCCTGCACGCTGCTGGCGACATCCTTCAACGCCTCGACAACCGGCCGGGCCTGCTCCATCGGCAGCGTGGCGCGGATCGCGTCTATGGCGTCCTGGACGCTGGCACGGGTATCGTTGGCGATCTGCTCCACCTCGGCTGGCGACAGCACCGGCTGGTCGGCTTCGGCCGCCAGGATCTCGCTGGCCGTATCCGCGCGGGTGGTGGCCGCGCCGACCTGCAGCACGGCTTCGACCAAGTCGACGTCTGCGGGGTAGGCCGGCAGCGGCCGGGCGCTGATGACAGGCGGGAGTGCTTCAGGACTGCCGGGCGTGCCGCCAGTGCCTGAGCTGCCAGTATCGCCGCCGGAGCCTGGATTCCCGGTGCCTGGCGTACCGCCCGTGCCCGGCTCGCTGCCGGAGCCGGGAGAGCCGGTTCCTGTGCCACTTCCTGGCGTGCCGCTGTCGCCTCCGGGGCTGGGGGCGCCAGTGCCTGGCGTACTTGGCCCCGCGTTCCCGGCGCTGGCGATCTCGCCATTGCTGACTTGCCTGGGCAGCTTGACGATGTCGTCCAGCTGCAGGCCCAGGCTGCGCCAATCGCTCATCAAGACGGCGGGGTCAAAGCTGCGCAAATCCGCCAGGCCGCCCAATGCGCCGAACATGTCGGCGGCGAAGGCGCGGGGGAAGTCCAGGACATCCAGCATGCCGCCCACCATGCCGCGTATCTGGCCTTTGATCGCCCCCAGGGTGCCGGTTAGCATATTGCGCAGCCCGTTCAACCTGGCCAGGTTGCCTTTCACGCCATTAATCGCGCCCAGCGCCTGGGCCAACGCCGACATACCCTGGTTTTGCGCGGCGGCGGTAAATTGCGATATCGCCTGGGCCTTTTGCGCCGGCAGCTGCTGCACAAAGAACGGATTGCCGGGCGTGGCCTCGACGAATACGAGCCCCACCTGGCAGTAGTCGCGGCTGTCGGCCTCGTGGACGATGTCGTAGTCCAGCAGCTGGGCGTGCTTGATGCTGCCGAATACCGGATGTATCAGTTCGCCCGGACCCGGCTTGTCCAGCTCCTGGAGGAACGCCTGCAGGCGGTTCTCGTAATCATTGCCGACGAACACAGCCGAGATCTGCACGCGGCGCGCGCGACGGCCCAAGTCCTCCACGTCCGCGCCGTCCAAGTAGGGGTATTCGTGACTGGCGGTAGCGCGCTGGGCGGTGTCCTGGGTCTTGACGCAATCGAACTTCACGCCGCGCCAGCTGGCGTCCAGCAGGGTTTTGTCCCAGGCCATCAGTTTCTCCTCGCTGTTTGGGAGTTCACCGCGTTCACGGCGGCGACGATATTGCCGTTCTGCACGTCCACCTTGACGTTGATCGGGATGGGCCTCTGGCTGGCCTGGACGATGTGTTGCGCGGCTAGGTCCAGCTTGGCCGAGGCGTTGACGGCCGCCTGCACCATATCAAGCTGGGGCACCGTCGCTGTGGTCTGTGGGATCGGCGCGGCGGGGTTGGGAGCGTTGCGCATGGTCGGGCCAGCAGCGGGTTGGTTGTGCTTCACGAGTGGGGTCGGAGCAATCAGCTTCGCGTCTTCATCACGATGCAGCAGGTCATAGACCCAAGTGCCCAGGGTGCGCTCTTTACCATCGTTGGTGGCGGTTAGCGCTGTGGTGATGCCAGCATTGAGAAGGCTGCCAATGCCATAGCCAGCTGCAGCGGCCAGCCCGACGCCGCCGGCCGCTCTGAGCGCACCGCCTGTCGCGGCGGCAGCTCCGCCGCCAGCGCCGGCACCGCCGCCGAATCCTGGAATCTTGTTGGATAGCAGCATAGGCAGCGCGGCAGCGGCCGCAGCGGCGGCCAAGGCGCTGACAGCCGTTGTTGCTCCCGCCAAAGCGGCAGTCAATCCTGGGTATTGCGCGCCATAATCGGCTAGTTTGCCCGCGACGTCTCCGACCGCATTGTTGAATTTCCCGATGGAGTCATATTGCCCTTGTTCCCAGACATTTTTCATTTGCTCCAGCTTGAAACCAGCCTGCTCTTTGATGAATCGTTGATTGGTTTCAACGTCCTGCTCGCCGCCGGCATGGGTTTGTTCTGTCAGTTTCTGCAGTTTCGCTGGGTCAAATAAGACAGGCAGAATGCCGAGCAGCGCTTGGCGGTCTTGAAGCGTTTTGCCAATCCCTTTTGCCATCAAGATATCGGCCATGCTGCCATACATGGCCGTTTTATCTTTATCGTCCTTTGCCGCTTCTGTTTGTTTCTGCAGCTTGGCAAATGCCGGGTCGGCTTTTGCGACCTTGCCTACCAGGGACGTGAAGGCATCAATGGAGTCCATCCCCTTGGACCTGGCATCCATTAAAGTGCCGTAGAGATCGATCCCTTTTTCGCCCTTCTTTTTATCGCCCAGGGTGCGGGCGCTGATTTTCTTGAAGTCGTTCGCCGTATCGGCGGAAGTGATTTTCTGTAGAAAGTTGACGACGTTATTGCCGGCCTCATCTGGGCTGCCTGCCGCCGTTACCGCCATTTGGCTGAGCGCCAATATTTTGGCCAGACCATCGGTGCCACGTAAGCCCGCCGCGCCGCCCATGGCCAACATCTTTGGCAACCAGGTCGCCATGTCCTTTAATTCAAAGCCCCCCAACTGGCCCGCCTTCAGCGCCATGCCTAGCGCCTTCGGAATCTGGTCGACCGGGATCTTGGCGTTTTGGACCGCAGCCATCACCACGCCCGTCATTTCCTCGGCGCTAGACCCTGCAGCCGTGGCGGCCTTGCTGATCATCGGCAACAACTTGCCGGCTTCCTGGGGGCTGAAGATGCCGCGCGCGATCAGCTTGTCCAGGGCCGCCGCGTTGTCATCGCGGGTGCCGCCTTCCTGGGTGGCGGTACGGATATAGCCTTCCAGTTGCGCCTTGCCCGAGCGACGTCGCTGTAGTTGCTCGTCTACCGATAGCTTGCGGCCCTCGATCTCGGTTTCGTTGAACGCGGTATTTGCCATGTTCGCCAGCCGCATGTCGTAGTCGGCCACCCGTCGCATCGGGCTGGCCAGCACTGCCTTGCCGGCCATCACGCCGCCCACGCCGGCGACCAGCCCCTTGGCTCCGGCCGTCATGCCGCGCTGCAGCTGGCTGACGCCTGACAGTTCCTGGCGCAGGCCGGCAATCTTGGCGCGCATGGCGTCATAGGCGCGGGCCTGCTCGCGGGCGGACAGGGTGCCCGCCGCCGCCAGGCGCTGGTACGCGGCCTCGGTTTGCCGGATCTCGCGCTGGATTGTGTTCTCGGCTCGCACGCCCAGCAACTCGCGCGCGGCGGCCGCGCGTTGGCTCTCGCGCGACAGCCCGATCACGGCCCGCTCGGCGACGCCGGTCTGCTGCGCCAGCTGTTGCATCGCGGCCGCGCCGGCCAGCGGTATGCGGGTGGTGGCGGCCAGGGTGCGGCTAGCCTGGCCCAGTTGCTCGGTCGATGCGCTGGCCAGCTGGGTCGACGTGGCCAGCTGCTGCATCGCGGCGGACCCGGCCTGGGACACGCGGGCGGTATGCGACAGGCCCGTCGACGCCTTGCCGAGCTGTTGACCCGCCGCCGTGGCCTCTTTGGTCTTGGCGGTCAGGTCCTGCAGCGCCTGGCTTGCGCCCCGCGACGACATGTCGCGGAAGCGCATGACCAGGGCCAACTCCATGTTCTTCATCTGGGAGCCTTCAGGCGTTGGGAAATGATGCGGCGGGTCTCGACGCCATCGGTCGGCCGATTGTTACGGCCGGATCGCGCGCCCTGCAGCTGCACGATGGCGTCGAGATAACCCTCCAGCTCGCTGGCGGTCAGTTGGACGACGCGGGACTCGGGGATGCCGTATCGGCCGAGAGCGACGATGGCGCGTCGGATGCCGGCGACGTGCTGCTCGGCCGCATCCGCTTTTTTTTGAGCTCGCTCCGCGCTTGGGCCAGGACGTCGTAGTCGTCGTCGACCATCCCTTCCAGTAGTTCCAGGGTGATGGCCTCGGGCGGGATGGTGCCCAGGCGGACAAGCGTGCGCGCAAACATGTCCAGGTTCAACAGCAGATTGCTTTCGACACCGACGGCTTGAATGGCTTCAATGTTGTCGCGCACGGTAGGCAGGCGCAGCTCGAATTCGTAGTGCAGTTGGCCGGAGCCGGCCGGGTATTCCACCCCGAACAGCAGCGAGTCGGTCTTGGTCATCATTCGGTTACCTTTCTCAGAGATTGCAGCTTGAGGTCGCGACGCGCTTCGTTGTCGACGCTGAACTTGTCGCCGACCTCCAGCGTGAAGCAGTCGAGGTAGCTCTCCCGCTTGCCGCCGGGCTTGACCGGGTGGGTCGTCAGCTTGGCCCCTTCGATGGCCTCCCAGTCCAGATCGCCAGTAAGGGGGATGACGACCGTTGCCGACAGCTCATACTCGGAGATGCCCCGCGCGAACCCCTTCAAGCGGCCGGTGCTGTTCATCGTCTTGACCGGCTTGCGCCCGGTTTTGATGCTGATGCTGAGGTCGACGACCTCGACTTCCTTGCCGTCCACTTCCAGGACGATGGCTCCGGCGTATTCTTGCAATGCCATGGCATGGTTCCTTTCTTTACAGCAACAGGTCTTTACAGCAACAGGTCGATGCGGCCAGCGAAGACATGCAGGCCGTTAACCACGTCCACCGGGATCTTGGCGTCCAGGCGGTTGACGTCCTGCAGGTCGCGCTCGACGATCAGCGCGTCCTTGTTGTCTTCCACCGCCTCCACGATCTCCAGCTCTTCCAGCTTGAACAGCACGTCCAGCAGCTCGGAGCGGACTTTGGGCGGCGTGCGCTCGGACAGCTTCTCGCGCGGGAAGCGCAACGCGATGCGCTCGCGGCAAGCCTTGCGCACGTAGTCCAGAGTGCGGATGGTGGTGATGTCCAGCAGCGACACGTCGT